CAAGTCATATGCAGAAAAGAACTTACCTGTACGTTTTAAGTGAGTATAACACAAAGCATTTCCGTAATTCCAGACAAAATTAACCTGCATTGCTAACTTCGTTAGCAATTTGGCATATTTGTCTTTGATTCGGAGCTTTAGTGTCTTCATTCTTTACTCAAATATTATATGAGTTTATATTATATACTTATGTAGGATTAAGCCTTATATCCTTGCCATAAATGACAAGGTTTTACGGCTTGGCTGATAAAAAAAGCCCAATAGACTTTTTATTTAATACAATGTATTCCATTGCCTCTATATTGAGTTATATGAGCTTCTAATTAAAAAGATATACTGAGGTACTACTATCAATTAGAAGCTCACTGTGTTGAGCTATGAGCCTATATAAGCTCATCTAAACTAGAAGCTACCTTAACAGTGACAACGTATCCCATTGTATAGATATGAGTACGGGCTTCTTCATAAGAAGCACTGAATGTACAAATAGTATCTGTTGCTAATCTTTTAAAATTCAACAGTGACGGTAATCTATACAAAGCAGCTAGTTCATCTTTAGCACTAATTGCATACTGTGTAATTAGTGCTAAATCACGGTTTTTAATAGTCACTATAAATGGAGTCATTATAAATCCTCATTAGGTTGACATGGTCATTATAATCAAAAAGGGTTGCTAATGCAACCCTTTTTGATTAAATTAATTTAGAGAATCCGTTTCTTTTTTCTATTGTTACAGTTGACCTTAACTTATCATCTAAATTACCCTTATGACTAATAACAAACACATTGACTCCTTCTTTTTTAAAATCGTCTATAATAGTCAACAAGTCATCTGTTCCTTCTGTATCCAATGAAGCATCAAAGGTTTCATCCATGAACAATACATTGGTACTCACTGAATTTTTCAAACTCGCCACTTTACGCCAAGCAAATGTAATTGAAAGGTCAATTCGTTGTCTTTCTCCCATTGACAAAGAAGTGTATACGAATTCATCTTGGTATCTACCATCTAACCTGACATCTAAATTTTTATCTATGTTGAATGTAATTCCAAAATTCATCACTTTAATATAGTAGTTAATATATTGACTCAACACAGGGATATATTGATTTACTATATTAGACTTAATGCCATCATCTTTTAATAAATTAACAGCTAATTGATAAACCACTTTCATTTTAGAATAATAGCTTTCTTTAGATTGTAATTCTTTAAGATTGACTATTGAGCTATCATATAAAGCATTGTATTTTTCAACATCTGGTTTTTCTTCATTGTGAAGGTTCTTATGTTTTTTAACTTTTTCAATTGCCATTTTTTTAGTGCTTTCTAAAGCATTCTTATGGCCATTTAACTCTAATTCAATTATATTTTTATTCTTAATATATTCGTTATATTCTTGTTTAATTGAATTAAGATTTTTTATTTTAATTTCTAATTCTTTTTTATTTTCCTTTAGTTTTACCAATTTATCATTGTATTCAGTTATATGTTTCTCAGTGTGTTCTTTACTTACATCTTGCCCACATTCATTACAATAACTACCTAATTTAGTAAATTTCTTAATAGAATCTGATGTTGATTTTATATTAGAGTTTATTAAGTATAAATCTTTATCTAATTTAGTGTATTCTACATTGATAGCTTCTATATCAGAATGGAATATTAAAGAATCTAACACTTTTTGTTTGGCAGCAATATCAGCCTCAATGGACTTTAATCTCTTTGCAATAGTTTTCAATTCGTCCTTGTCATTGGATATGATAGATTCCTTATTGAGTTTAGCTTGAGCTAATAATTCTCTTTTTGATTCAACATCTTTTTCAGCCAATTTAAGATTTGTTTGATACTCAGTGTACTCATCTTTGAAATTAGATATTTTAGTTTTTAATGATTTAGCCATTTCACCAAAATCAGCTACATCTAATAATATATCAACCATTTCTCTTTTTTCTTTAGGGGTCATTTCCATGAAAGGTCGATAATTACAGCCCAATACACAAGTTGAAATAATACCTGATACGGAGGTTTTAAGGATATGAGTTTCTAAGTATTTTTGCATATCCCTAATAGAAGCTGTTTCATCTATTTTTTTGCCATCTTTTTCAATATAAAATATATTAGGTTTCATTCCTCTGTTTATGACATAAGAATGACCTTCTGTATTAAAAAACAGTTTGGTTAAACAATCTTTTTGATTTATAGTGTTAATTAATCGAGGAACTGGACTTCCTCTATAACTTCTACCTGATAAACAATAAACAAAGCCCTCTATTATTGTACTTTTACCAACTTTGTTCAAGCCCTTTATAAGAGTTGAGCTTGATTTATTGAAGTAAAAAGTAGTAGGGTTATCACCGTAGCTTTGGAAATTTTTAATTTCTATTTTTTCAAATTCAATTTTAGCCATATTATGTCACCGCATTTAATTCATTTTGTAATGTTAATAATAAATCAATAGTTGAGCTTTTTACTTCTTTAGAATATAAATGTGAACTAGCAGCATTAACATTTTCTATAATCAACTCAGAAATAGATTTCCCTGTTGTCTCTATACTAGGTGAAACTTCTTCAAATCCAACTGTCAATGATACTTGAATGTCAACTGGCATTTCAGAGAATAATTTTTGAGTATATCTTTCAAACACAAAATCATCTTCTTTCTTATGACAAATAACTTTTACATATTTCCCTTCCGCAGATTCAGACGGTGGATACATATTGACTATTTCTCTACCATCTAAGTAATTATAATATTCTATTTTGGTGAATAGATTATATGGGTTTTTAATAAACTCAATTTCATGTGTATCTGTATCAAGTACATAGAATCCCTTTTGGTCATTCCAATCATTCCAAGAAGTTTCATAAGGAGTACCTGTATATTGTATATTCCCCCTTTGTCCTCTAGTGTGGAAATGTCCAGAAAAGACTTGCAAATATCGACTGAATAATTCTGAATTCAATCCATTTTCACAGGTATGTCCCTTATGATAATCAAACCCTGTTATCTCAAAATGACCAAATAGATAATCTGCCTTTGCATTTGCTATGAAATCTAATGATTCCATATAATTTGAATTGTTAATCCAACAGCATATGGCAGCTTTAAATCCATTTATGTCAATTACTCTATTATCATCTATTACATGTATCTTGTCAATATCTGTTAATAACAAATCAGGTGAATTTATATGATTACTGTTTTTTAAAGCAACATCATGGTTTCCTAATAATATATGCATATCCAAGTCTATTTCAGTTAATAGACTTGGTAGAAATTCATATAAATTATGAAGAGTTTTATAATTGATATACTGTCTACGGTCAAAAAAATCACCTAATTGGATGCAATGTTTTATATTATGTTGTTTCACATAAGGGGCTAATATAGTTTCAAAAAATAATTTTTGGAACTTGAAAAGTATATCTGAATCATTCCTAATACCAAAATGCAAGTCACCTAATATAATCAATTTCATATGAATAAATCCTCAATCCCTGATTTAGATTTTACCGATGCTTTAGTTTTTTCTGCTTCTTTCCTTTTAGACTCATTAGATTCAAATACTTTACAAAAATCGTGCATATAACCAACATCAGGTAATTCAAAATTATCATGAGTGTGTTCAGTATTTTCTGAAACATCTTGTTCTAAAAACTCTTGTAAAGCCATAGATTCTAGGGTAGATTTATATTTGATATATTTTTGCTTAGTTTCTTTTTTAATGGTATCTAAGAAAGCATAATATATAGCTTGAGTGAAATATGAGAATGGGTTTTTTGTTTTATGAACATCAAATGAATCAATATAACTTAAACATTGTTCCATTGCAGATAATATCATTTCATCTTTAAATTCCAATTTAGCAAATGTGTATTTTTTGGCTAGATTATTTGCTATCTTTAATATATTCTCTCCTATTGCATTAGATATTTTCGGCAATTTTGCATTCGGATTAGTCAATAATTCTGCTCTATACTTATCCATTTGTTCACGTCTAATAACTAATTCTTGGTAAAATTCTTCTTTGTTCACATAATGTCTTGCCTTTTCAGCAAGTGGTTTATCTTGCCCTATTGCAATGATAGTAGATTTTTTGTACTTGTGTTTTGGGTTGGTTTCATACGTCATTTCCTTAGCTCCTTTATTATCCTTTCCGTATATTATACCACAAATAAAAAAAAAGTCAAGTTTTTAGCTTGACTTTCTTATTTCAAAGTATTACACTATTAGATTTTGAACGAAGTTATCACAAATTGAGCATCTTCAGAAATCACCTTATCACATGTGCCATCTTCTCTTAGATGAGAAAAAGTGGTACTAGATTGTCTAGTGACTTTACCTTTATATTTCTTAGTCATTGCATTTTCAATGTGTTTAGATGCACCTTGAATAGTTTTAAACCCATGAGGTATTTTAGATACCACTGACTTTAACTTATGAGTTTCCACTTGTTCAACTGATTCATGTAATTCATGGTCTGGAATATGACCATATATTTCATGTGGATGTACTATTGCTACTATTTCAGTGTCATCTGGAATACTAGGGTCATTATTAGTATCCACAGTAGGCATAGGTTGGCCACAAGAAGGACAAGTTTGACATGAACACTCAGAAACCCCGTCAACTTCAACCGGTGGAGCAGATGGTGCTACAGCGGGGGATGGTATGTTATCTTGGTCATAACCAAATGCACCAAAATAATGATTAGTATCATTAGTTACAATTATACGACATGTTTTATTGCCATCTTCGTCATAATTACATACAATTGCAGTAGGGCTAATTCTATCAACTGATATATTAGGCTGATTTGCTAATTTTTCAGATAAAATAGAAGATGCTACAACAGCATCCCCTAGATTGTGTTTATATATATCACCCATAAAATACTCCTATTAATTTTGACTATTGATTTGAATAGAATTAACCACGTCTCCAATAGCATACGCAGAAGATGTAGGAAATGGAGTTAAGCTAGTTACAAAATAATCAAATTTCCACTGCACATCAAAACTATAAACTTGGTCATTTGCTTGCCATGCTAATTGAACAGGACTAACCATGTAAGGAAACGCATTCACCAGTTTATAATACTTTATAGCTTCTCCAGTTTTAGCAAATTGAGTAACAATTACATCTGAAACATAACTATTAACTTTCTTAGACACTAACCCATGCTCTTGATTAGTATCATAGTCAGTGTAGGCCATCATACTATTCCACTTCTCAAAGGCATTACGAGTAACCATGTCTTCGTCAGTGTATATGACACAGTTCCAATCCTCAAATATTCTATCACCTGCAACATTAATCATACGACCAAAATAAGGCAATGGAATAGTCCCTATGACTACTGCAGGTACACTTGTGGCATTTGCCATGTATATGGTTTTTTCAATTGAAGTTTTATTAAAAAAACTATTTTCTTTAGGCGTTATTTGAATTTCGTATTTATTAGGACGTGCGCCGCCATATTGCATCTGGTCTCTAAATGTCTTTGCGTTAAAAGGCATATCTATTTCCTCGTTGTTATATCAAGTATTTATAATGTTTTACAATAAAGAAATAAACAATAATTACATTGTACAATGTAAAGGTAAATATATTGATATCCACCCCTGTCTAAAGACAGGGGATTCCTTCTACAAGACGGCTATGTCCAACCGCAAGAATGTTTAGCGCAGCATTAATATCTCTGTCATGCAGTGTACCGCACTGCTGACACGCCCATTCTCTTATTCCAAGCCCTGCTCTACCTCTCGGACTACTATCACCAATATGGTGACAGCACGAGCAAGTTTGGGTGGTATACTTTTCACTCACCTCATCATACAATACTCCTGCCTGCTGGCATTTATAACGGAGCATTGTCTTAAACATACTAAATCCACTATCATAAGCCGATTTAGCCATTTTGGTTCTAGTGAGTGCTTTAGCACTCAAGTTACCAACAACTATAAAACTATGCCGTTGAACTAACTTAGTGCTTTCTTTTTGTAAATAATCATTTCGACTATTCTTTATCTTAGCATGTATATTTCTTGTTCTTTTCTTTGTTCTAGCTCTCTGAGACTTAGCTAATTGTTCCTGATACTTATAAAAGAATTTCTTGTTTTCTATTTTATAACCATCAGAACACGTAGCTACCTCTTTTAGTCCTAAGTCAATACCAATAGAACTTGTTCCTACAGATTTTAATTTAGGATAATCAGCTACTACTAAGCAAGCATACCAACGACCCCTACTGTCTTGGGTGAAACACCCAGTCTTTATCGTATATTTGGATAATCCATAGCTATCCCATATGCTAAAATAGTGATTGCCATATTTTAATTGACCATTAATATATTTTATACCAGATGACTTGAATGGAATCCAACCTAAAGATTTTCTTGCACCAAATGACACTCGCCAACGTAATTTAATTTTGGAAAACTGTTGCATTCGCAACAATAATTCCTCATTAATTGCTTGGATTGTCTGACTATGTAAACCCATTTCCTTACTTGCACCCTTTGTGTGGGCTTGTAATTCACTATGTAACTTTTTAGGATGAACACCTTTCTTACGAAACGTATAACACAATTCATTTCCGTAATTCCAGACTAAATTAGCCTCTTGTGCTAACTTTGTTAGCACTTTGGCATGTTTGTCTTTGATTCGGAGTTTTAGTGTCTTCATTCTTATTCATTCTTTAAATGGTTTATTATATTATATACTTGGTGTATAATTGAGGGTTAACCAGTTGTCACTTTACATTCTTGCCCTAACGGACAAGGTTTTACAGCTAATGAAATAAAGATTTCACTAAACTAGAAGTAATAACAGAAACTTACACTGGATTAAAAATGTTATTAAATGGAGATAATGGTTTCTTATATAACATATTCAAACAAATACCAAAATATCTAAACAAAGATTTCCGTCCACATAACTAAGGCTCTATTAAGAGCCTTTATTATAAAAATCACTACTGTTTAAATTATAATCTAGGCTATTAAAACTGCACCATTTCCTAGAATCCAAATAAGAATATCTACCATTTGATAATTTTTTTACGTGAAAAACTAATTTATCAAATGGTTGTTTATCTTTAATAATCTGTTCAACTGTGACTATTGAATAATCAGTAGATATTTTAATCATTTTGACTCCATATTTTTTAATAAATGAACTATTACATCAACAGTCCATCCATCGCCTAACAAACTAGCTGCTTCATTTTCAGTTAAATCTTTGCAATAATTAACAGGAACAGTTTGTAACCTTTCTCTTTCTGTTTTAGTCAAATAACGAACACCATTGTATACATTAGAGTCACATACTATATCCTTTGCAGCTAATCCTTTGTAATTACTATCATAATGATTCTTACAATCATAATAATGTTGTTCATCTTTAAAAATTAAAGTAGTGAATCCTGTGCCATAATACCGATGGAACATTTTAACAGGAGTTGCACTTGGTCGACTATCACTTTCTAAAAGACACCTAGCTTTATTTCTATCAGTGTATCCACTGTCTAATAATTCTTGTAAATTAACATGGCAATCAGCTATAGTATCATATTGAGGTATATTAGTCCAGTATAATCTTTTTCTAAAAGCACCTGTTACTAAAGCTGAATCTATAATAATAGGTTTAACTCCTAGTATATTAGATATTTCATCTTCCCATTTCTTATCCATCCTAACATTTTCTAATAAAAAATAAGTTGGGTTAGTTTCCTTTAATAATCTAACAAATTCATAAAATAAACTACTCTTTTCACCATCTAAACCATCCCTTGTCCTATTGGCAGCCGAAAGGTCCTTACAAGGCGAGCCAGCCAATAATAAGTCAATTTTAGGTAAACTATTGCCATTTACTTTAGTAATATCTCCTAATTGAATAGTATTAGGGAAATTGGATTGAGTCACTTTAATTGCATGAGGTTTAATTTCAGAAGCAAAATAATTATCTATTTTTATTCCTAATTTATTAAGAGCCAATTGCCCACAACTCATACCATCAAAACAAGATAATACATTCATTTAATTGCTTCCATTTTCAAATTTTCTAATTTCAATAACATCTCTAATCAACCAATTACGATTGTTTATTTGTTTTATAATTGATTCTAAAAAATCAATTTTTATATTTTGTAATCCTACTTTTTCTTTAAGTTTTTTTATTTCAGGTATTGTATTGATTGCTTTATGCACATCACTTTTCATATACTTTTTACTAGAATACTCTACTAAACCATATTGTATTATTTCTTCTTGAGTCAAAGTTTTTAAGAAAAATTGCTCAAAAATATATTCTTTTTCTTCAAGAGCTTGTTTGTTTTTGAATAATACTATTTTTTCACGGGTCAATATATTATAATACTTTGAGTGTAGTTTAGGTATTTTTAAACTCTCATCTTGTAATTTTACTTGGTTAATTTCTACATCTTCCATCCAAGCATTTTCAATTTCTTCTAATGTCATATGTCATCCTTTAATTTTTTAATACTATAAACCCTATACCTAAAAGAAGCATTTGATTTTATCTCATAGGTCTCCCCTATTGCTTCTGTGAAATTCAATCCACCTAACATAGTAGGTATCACATCTTCAAATACAATTTCAAGAAATGGCTGATTATGACTACTATAGATAAACATAGTAGCAGAAGTTGATAAATCATCAATAGGATTGAATTCATGCGGATTGGCTAGATTATTCATCCAATCAAATAATTCAAGCCATTCTTTTAAATACTCAGATACTAAAAATTCAACCTCTAATTCTTCAAATTCTAATTTATCACCTGAATGTCCCATGTCAAAAAAAGGCGAAGATTGATTAGCAGGAGGCAGCATTATAGCAGGTAATGGATAACCTGTCAACATAAAAGATAAATTAGGTAATATAGTAAAGTGCAAAGTGGCTCTGTTTGCAGTTAGCCTGTTTAGGCTATAAGTTTTGTCAGACATAATAAACTCCTTTCATCTATATACTGTTAGATTAAATACCTTAAAGAGTTTATATTATGCAAGACATTATCAAAGAAACCATTGAAGTAATTTCAACAAATAGATATGGAGTATTATCTAAAGAAATATGCTTGTCTCCTTTTTATTCGCCGGATGGTAACAAAGTAGCATTTTATACCAAGTCTGATAAATTTTCTCCTAATCAAACACACAAAAGAGAATATGAATTAGTCATCAAAGATACTCATTCTAATTTTTTATATTTCCCAAACACAGATATAAATGGAGTATTTGGTAATGATATATGCCCTTTATTAAACAGATATTCAGACAGATATTCAGCCAAATTTAGCCCTGATTCCACTAAAATGTTATTTCTATCACAATCAACTAATTTAATAAACGGCGACAATGCTAATATAAATGAACACAGGTGGTATGTAAAAGAATTATACACTGGAATTATACATAGAGTTGCTTACAATGGAACTGAATACGGTATCGAAGAAGATGGTTATGACGCATTATGGTTAGATGATAATAGAATAGTATTCACTTCATATTCTTCTAATTTAGTAACTGGGATGTTAGCAGATGCCCTAAATGTATATATTAGGAATTTAAGCAATGATAACATTGAGTTAATCAGTAGGAGAGAAAATGGAAACCCTAGTCCATTTTTAGAATTAGATTGTTTCGATATATCAACATGTAATACTAAAATATCTTTTTGGAGTGAATTACTAGAAGGGTATTGTATTAAAGACTTAGACACTTCTAGTTTAACAATAGTAAATGATTTAAGTGGATTATCAAGTGAATTTATAGTCACTGATAATTTTTTTAATTTAAACCAAAGTGGTAATAGAGCATTGTTCAGACTACATAGTAACACTAATGGTGCAGAAGCTGATTTTATATACAATTTTGACACAGACTCAATCGAATACATAAATGAAACTGAAATTGAGACCTTTGGTAATTCTACTTCAAAAGATTCTAAATTCAGCCCTAATGGGTTACAAGTAGGATTTTTATCAATAGAAGTACATGATTTTGAAACATTTAATTTATATATTAAAGATTTAGTTACCAATGAATTAACAAATGTAACTTCAAGTGATTCAATAGATTCAATAGAGTTTGTTTGGCTATCTAATGATGAAATGTGCTTTATTACTACTTCATGGTCATATGAAGATGATACTTATAGAGTTGAATGGTATTATAAAAACATAGCCAATAATGAGTTAATCTTATTAAATTCATACCTAAGAGGCACAGAGCATAATTTTATAAGTAGAGATTTATTTGACTATGATTTGAAAAAAATCTTGATTGTCACAACCCCTGAAACATTGAATTATGTTGTTAATAGTCAAGTATATAATGTATTTAATATATTCAGTAAAACATTCATTGATTCTACTATTGATTATCCATCTGAATTAATATATTCACATCCAATTGAGTCTATAAATTCAACTGTAACTTCTGATACATCATTAAATTCATATACCCATTTAGATAATATAACAAAAACTCCTACTTTGTCAATAGTAGCTTCTACTTATACGGAAAGAGTCAACAGCATTCAATACAGAAATAATTTATCATCTGACATTAGATGGATGAGTATATCATATCCAGAATTACCCGATAGCTTTCCAAGAGTAGAAGGTGCTAATGAAAATGTTATAGTAGGTGCTAGAGTAGGTGCTGGTATTTTCTTAGCAACACCTACTCTAATAGATGATTATCTATCTATTAGAAAGGATATAACACCATCTAACCTAAATCCAGT